TGCGCTGTAGGTTCCTTTCCGTGGACGTACAGAAACGTGGATTTTATTACACCATCCGAAGCTGGGATGCCCAGGGTAAAAGCCGGTTAGTGGCCTGTGGTTATGTGTTTGCTTGGTCGGAGCTCGCCGACGTGCAGAAAAAGCACGACGTTCACCCATTTAATGTTTTCGTAGATTGCGGTGACCAGAAAGATGAGGTGCTAGCAGCTTGTGGTGCACGTGGCTGGAATGCGACGCGTGGCGATCAGAGAAACGAATTTGCCTGGAAGATTCGCCTACCTAGTGGAATGACGAAAACCGAATATAGGCCTTATTCGCCTGCGATTATAGAAACCAGTGGCCAGAAACGGGTTAAAGTTTTTTATTATTCAAATTTACGTTTTAAGGACACCCTCAGCACGTTAATCCGACGTGGCCGACATACGCGTGCCCAGGACGTTCCCCAGGAGTACTTAGCTCAAATGCAATCAGAGCGCCGAACCATTACCAGTGGTGGGAAACCCATCTGGGAACAAATAGGTGATAGGCCAAACCATTTTTTCGACACTGAATGTATAGGCCTCCTGCCAGCTATGGCCTATAAGCTTACGGGCCGGGTTGACCAGGATAGTAGTGAAGATGGCCAGGATGAAAATAAAACTGCTACCCCTTGACAATGGCAGAGCAGTTAAGCATATTTACATCGCGGTGGGATTCATTGGGCATTGGTGGTCTAGCCGCAAAGCTGCCAATCTTGTTATGCAAGGTTGGTAGCCCCGTTATGGTTATTTTGACTGTAACGCGATTTTATATGAGCATACGCCCTACCGGTTGCTTCTTAACGTTGCCTCAAACCACTATTGAGGCGATTCGCGACCAAGCTGCTGCGATGATTTTGGAGGGTAAAACGATGATGAGTTACACAGATTCCGGTACATCTGTGGGTAAAAAATTCGCTATGGATCCACAGGTGGCCTTAGTGGAATGTCGTTATGCGCTACAGATTTTAAACCCAATGCAATACGGAAACCGAGACACTGTGCGCGTTTATAACGGCCTGTGGAATTTCCGAGGGTTATAAAATTTGTAGATATGGCACGCATCCCTAAAAAGAAAATTAATTTACCTGTTAAGAAAACTGCAGGTAAAAACACCCCATTAAAAGCGCGAGCTGATGGGATGGGTGGTGCTGGAGGTGGATGGGGAGGTAGTGGGATTTTTAGCCAATTTGAAGGAGCTAAGTTTAGTAATAAACGCCAGTGGATTAATTCGCCTTATCCTGCTGATTTTAAGAAGGTAATGTCCACTTTTGACCGCCAGGAGCTAACGCGGAAAATGCGCTGGCTTTCGGTTAATAGTGGCCTGGTACGTCAGATGGTTAGTGATATGGCGCTTTATTCCGTCGGTGATGGTCTCAAAGCTCAACCAGCCAGTGGCGATGCGGCCTGGGATAAAATGGCCTATGATTACTTTCATAATTGGAGTAGCCAGGTTTGTGAAGTAACGGGCCGTTATAATTTCGCTGACGTTCAGCAGATTTGTTCGCGTCGCATCGATATCGACGGTGAAGTTTTTGCCCTAAAGACATTCGACACCCAGGGTAACTGCCAGCTACAGATTATCGAGAGTCACCGGGTAGGCACCACTAATTATACTGAAAACCCACAAGCTGGGATTTTCGACGGAATTATTTTTAATAAATACGGTAAGGTAACGGGATATAATATTATCAAATCTGATGGCGATGCACGCGAAGTTTCCGCTGCGTCGATGATGCACGTGCATCACCCAGAGCAAGTTAGTGGTGCACGAGCTTATTCCCCTCTCCAGCACAGTATTAATAATATTGTAGATATTTTAGAAATGTTATCGCTGGAAAAAGAAGCGGTAAAAGCTAACGCGGATATTGTTCGCACCATCACTAAAGAAGCTGGTGAATTCGCTGGAGATGTGGCCGATTTCCAAAGTTTCGGGATGCGCCCTCAAGATTGGGGCCAAACCAATAATTCAGTTTATACAAACCCAGGTGAGGTGGGTGCTTTTGTGGGTGGCAAAATCCTGGCATTAAGCCCAGGTGAAAAGCTGGAATCACACACCAGCACGCGAGCTAACGAGAATTTTCAAACCTTTATTGACCAGCTTAATCGGGATTCGGTAGGTGGCGTGCTACCTTATGAATTTACCGTAGATCCATCTAAACCAGGTTCTACTGGAGTACGTTTAGTGACTGCCAAAGCCCAGCGCGTATTTGAAGCCCGACAAAAGGTTTTAATCGATAGGTTATGTTCGCCCACCTACGCGTACGTTATTGCGTCCGCTATCGCTAATGGCGATCTACCACCTAATGACAATTTCAATAAGGTTAATTGGGTAACTCCACGCAAGATTACTGTAGATGCTGGCCGGGATGCTTCTGCTAACCAGCGCGATATTCAAATGGGGTTGAAAACCCTTAGCGATGATTTTGCGGAACGTGGCAGTGATTTCTATGATGAAACCGAGCGCCGCATTAATGAGCAAAAATATATTTTAAAACGTTGTAAAGAGGAAGGCCTGGAGCCCTGGCGCATCTATATGCCTCTCAATACATCTATCCCGGATATCGACGGTGATAACGGCCCAAAAGCTGATACCGAAGATAATGACGAAGAATTTAAAACATTAACCTAACTATTTACTAAAAAAAATTATGAAGAATTTATTAAAAGACATTAAGGGTAATCGCCCACTGCTCATTAAATCTGAGCAAGCTGCAGCTTACCTGGAGCGTACTAACCAACTGACCCATATTCCCCTGGGTACCAAAATTTCGGATATTGGCGAAATGGTTGCAGCCATTTTCGGTGAAGTTCAAACCTATGAAAAGTTTCCTCCTTACGCGGTAATTCCCATTAAAGGTGTAATCGGTAAGAATCTTTCCGAAATGGAAAAGATGTGCGGATGTTGCGATATCCAGGACGTTGAAGAAATGTTGGAAGATGCAGTAAACGATAAAAGTATTACTAACATTATTTTCCATATTGATTCGCCTGGTGGTTGCTCAGTGGGCGTTCCAGAGCTGGCTAATCGTATTAAAAATTGCAGTAAAAACACTATCGCTTTTACGGATAGCGAGGCCTGCAGCGCTGCCTACTGGCTTGGATCGCAAGCTAAGAGCTTCTATGCCACGCCATCATCTACGGTGGGTTCGGTAGGTGTTTACATCGCTTATCCAGATATGTCCCAGGCCTATGCTAACGAAGGTATTAAAATGGACGTTATCAAAGCCGGGATGTTCAAAGGTGCTGGAATTCCTGGCACGTCTTTAGACGAACGCCAGCGTGCTATGCTCCAGGAGGAAGTTATCGATATTTGGGCGCAGTTTAAAACGGCAGTTAAATCGGTCCGCGAATTTGTTGAAGATTCGTCTATGGAAGGCCAAACCTTTAGCGGTACGAAAGCGGCCGCAGTTGGCCTGGTTACTGGCCTTATTAATGGGTTTGATGAGCTGATGGAATCTTTAGATTCCGCAGTGGCTGAGCAAATGGAAGCTGATGAAGAAAACAAACAGCTGGAAGCTGATGAAACGATGCCAGAAGCTAAAGGTAAATTACTTACCGCGTCCGCACGTGCTTTGGTTGGTATTAACTTAAACCTTAAACCACAGGCCTCTAAAAAGGATGATGAGGAGGATGATGATGAAGATGAAGATGGCGTTCCTACTACCCCAGATTTAGAAGCTGATAAGCTTCCCCCTAAAATGGATGAGGATGAGGAAGAAGATGAAGATAAGGACGAAAAGCATATGGAATCAAAGCACATCGTTATTTCTGATTTCGATGGCACGATTAAAAATGAAAATGAGGATGAAACCTTAAATAAATCTGTCGCACGTCACCTTAAAAAGATGGCTAAAGCTGGCCGAGAAATTCACGTGGTAACTGGCCGGCACGAAGAAGATCGTGCTAAAGTTAGCGAGTATTTGGCTAAACACAATGTCGAGCACCACGGCCTGCATATGAAGCAGGAAGCTGACGAACGCGCCACCCCGTATTACAAGGTGGACGTAGTAGGTAAAATTGAGGCCGAAGGTCATCATATCGCCCATATCGTCGAAAATGATGAGCATTGTGCTGAGGCCTATACCGAAGCTGGCTGGCATTGTATTCACCCAGATACCGTTAAAAAAATGGATGATGAGGCCGACGCGGAAGAAGCTCTGGAGACGGAAAAGAAGCAAAACGATGGTGCTAAAAAACGTCACAAAGGCCGGACCATTTGACACGAACGCGTTTTTATAACCTATGACTTTAGAAGAATCCTTTAAGGCCTTAAAAGCCGCATTCACTAATAAGAATGCCGAGGCCGAAGCTCACGCTAAAGAAGTTTCTGCGTTAAAAGAAAAGAATGATACGCTGGCTGCTGAGATTGCTACCTTGACTGAAAAGTTTGAGATGGCCGCAGCTGCTGTTTCCGAACGCGACGCGTTGGCTAGCAAGGTTGAAGAATTGTTAAAGAGCTTGGCCGCAGTTGAAAAGGAAAAGGCCGAAGCTAATAACAAAATTGAGTCAGTAGGTAAGAAGGCCGCACAGATCGTGGCGGCCGCTGGTGCTACTCCTATAGAAATCATTCCTGGTAGCACAGCAGAAGCTGCAAATAAATCCGGTAAAGAGCTCTGGGAAGAATACCTGGCGATGCCACCTAGTGCTGCAAAGCAAACTTTCTATAACAAACATCGTAATAAGATTATCGCTCACCTAGGCATTAAATAATTTTTCTTAAAAATTCCTAACACAATTAACTAAACAAAATGGCAACTAATTCCGTTTTAAATCAAGGCCTTGCTCCTCAATTCGTGGCGGCCGAAACCCTTCGCACGCTGGTGCCTGTTCTGCAGCCCTTGAAAGAGATCTGCGTAACGGACTGGTCCCCTTACGTTGCGAATATTGGTAACGTGGTCCATACGCGCCTCGCTGCTCCGCTTACTGCTCAAACCTATGACCCTTCGGTCGGTTTCACTGAGCAAAGCGCTAACGCTGCTGATATTGCAGTTACGTTGAGCACGCAAACTTTCGTTGATATCGCATTTTCTGATACTGAAAGCGCTGCGATTTCGCCGACGATGTTGAAAAATGTTTTTATTGAACCTATGGTAGAGTCAGTTGCGAAATCTATTTTTGACAACTTGCTAGCTCTTTGCACGTCTGCAAATTTCACTAACGCTGGTTACTCTGGTAGCTTGGCATCGTTTAATCGTGCTAGTGGTATTGTTCCTATCGTTACGAAGTTAACGCAAATGAACATTCCTTACCAAGGCCGCACGTTATTACTTTCGCCTTCTGGTTATGCTCAATTGCTTGCTGATCCTCAAGTAGCGCAATTCTTGAGCATCGGCGACAACAGCGTTATTCGCGATGGTCAGTCTAATGAATTTTCCAACGGATATTTCGGTAAGCTTCACGGCCTTCGCTGCTGGGAGTACAGCGCTTTCCCCACTACTGGTACTGCTTATACTGAAGGTTTGAATGGCATCGCATCGGCGAAACAAGGCTTAATGTCGGTAATTCGAGTGCCCAATACCATCACGGTCGGTGGTGGCACGCAGGAGATTATTACGGACAACGGTCAAGATGGTGAAGGTGGTTCAGGCTTCTCTCTCGCCTTCCGTCAATATTATAATTGGCAGGAAGGAAAGCTTCACTTCAATGCCAACCTAATCCAGGGTACTGCAGTCGGAAATCCTGCTGCGCTTGCTCGAGTTGCGTTTACTTCGTAATCGTAATTCAAATACAAAAAACAATGGGCTCCAAATCGGAGCCCATTTTATTTACGTGCTTTGACTGTAACGCGTTTTTATGGGAATGATACAAGATGAATGGGCCGCCGACGCTGCGATTATTCTTAGCGAAATTCCCAAAGCTGTAACTGTTCAGCACACTACTACCGGTACGCCCGTAGCGTTTAACGTTTTAATGTCAGCACCGATGGTTCAGCAGGATATGACCACGGGAGGTTTTCTTAATTCAACTTCATACGATATTAAATTTTTACGTACCGATACGGTACTTAATCCTGGCATTGTGATCTACGGTAACCTGGTCAATTACAACGGTACACAATTTAGAATCGTCGCAATTAATGACCGCCCACCATCGGCCTGGATTATTTGTAAAGTAATGTCTAGCGCTGGCCCAACGTAATGGCAATTCGAGCGCGTGGTAATGTAGTAGTAGATGACACTATTTTTCTGGCCCATATCCAGGACTACGCAACTGTTATGGGTAAAGAAATATCTACAGTGATTCGCCAGCAGGCCGGTTTATTTTGTAAAGATATGGTGGGATATACCCGGCCGTTTGCTAGCAAATCATCGGGTGGAACGGGTGGTACTATTGCAGCTAAAAAGGTGGGGTTTGATAACGTCACTAATTCGGCCAGGAAGATATTTCAACCAATTGAGCACGCGACTAGCCAACAAATCGCTTCTATAGGCGATTATGACGTATTTAAGGCCTGGGGTGAACGTAATAATAGGTTAGGTCCAGCTTCTGGCCGTAAAATCCGATGGGTACAATTCCAGGCCAAATATGGCAACCAGGGAACGCCAACCAAGTACTTCCCACGCGGTAGCATAGATGCGATGGATAACTTTATGCGCCAATACCGATTAGATGGTGGCCGTGGTGGACTTAAAACATCCGCGAAGGAAGCTGAGCATTCTTTTGCTATTGTCCAAGATGAAGATGAATTAAATAAATACATTAAATTTAAGCAAAAGGATGTAGGCCTGCTTAAATCTGCTTACTGGTTTGCAGCTCAAAGGATCGGTGCAAAAATTACGGTACCGGCCTGGGCCAAAAATAAAAATGCAGCTGGTAACGCTATCGCCATCGATAAATCCCAACAAAAGCAAACCCCAGAAATTACGGTGGGTAATGTTATCGGTAATAAGCTGGGTAATGAATCCTGGACCAAGGCAGCCATTAACCAGCGTGCTTTAAAAATGCGTGCCCAGATGGCCAATTATATGAATAAAAATTCTGTGGTTATTTGGAAAGCTACCAATACCGCATCCTATTTTAATTTATGACTACGTTATACGGAATTCGTACCATCACTGAGCAATCGCTATTAGCTTTATTCCAGGCCAACGCGACGATGCTTCCCAGCGTGGAGCTGGTGGCAGGTCAAACCGATGCCATCCGGTCCCTACCTATCATTATTATCCACGCGGAATCTGCCCAAGCCCACCCAGATCTAGGTGGCACCCCTAATGGAAATTTTGCCATTACGGTACGCATTTACGTCTATTCCTCAGCGGATGATTCTACCCTGGCACAGCATCGCGCACGCGTGGAGGCCACCCAGGCCATTATGGAGGATTTTGCGACGATGCAGAGCTTATGGCAGCAAGGTACATTATATTTTAGCCAGGTAATTTCGGATGATGAAGGGGTAGCTGATCGTCGATGGGGTAACGTTATCCAATACAGTTTAGTGGCCGTTTACCCACCCCAGTAATCCATTTTGACACAAACGCGTTTTTATAAGCTATGGCCACACCCACTACTTACGGAACCGCCCAGGTTTGGGGCGTTTATGACGCAACTTCTACTAATGGTTTTATTACGTTGCAATCGGATGACATTAGCAAAACCGATGTAATCCAGGCCGAAGTAATGGACAGCACCGGGGTGGTAGCCACCTTGCGTTTAGATGACCAGCGCGACGAAATTACGTTAACTGGCGTGCTTAAACCCACATCCTCGATTCCCTTGCCTGCATCGACGATTACTTATAACGGTATTAGCTACATTATCATTTCAACTGATGATGCTGGTACTAACAATGGTTTCCGTAAGATTCAGATCAAGGCGAAGAAATACCAAGGTATTAGCACGTAATCCCTAAAGGGATTAACCCACCGATGGAAAATAGGTGGATAAAGGCCGCAACAATTTTACCGCCTACCGTCAAGGTTTGCGGTAAAACTCTTTTACCATTCTGCCTACGTCACCGCGTTGCCCTGGAAGCTGTAAATAGCCCTGTCCTAAATATTAAGCTTAACCTTACGCCCCAGGATCTACTGTTTGCGGTACGGGTATTAAGCACGTATGATATGGAAAGCACGCGTGGAGGACCAACGCTAAAAGAAAGCTATTTACTAGCTTTATATAACCATAGGCCTGCTGTTTTTTTACGCGAAGCTATAAAGCTGATTAACTATTTTAATGCCCAGGCGCTATGGCCACGTTTCTGGGAAAAGGATAGCAAAAGCAGTGATTGTGGAATCCCCTGGCATTTATCCATTATCGCAGGCCTAACGCGTAATGGGTGCAGTTTAGAAGAAGCTTGGACAATGCCAGAAGCCGAAGCTGTTTGGCTGCATATTGCCCATTGTAAAGCTAATGGTGCGAAGATAGATGTAGTTTCAGAGCAGGAATGGCAAGCTATGGAGGATTACAAGGCCGCTGAATCTCAAAATAAAAACAATAACCTAAACCGAAATTAAAATGGCAGATTCAGATGTAAAAGTAAAATTTGGTGGTGACTTCTCCGGGCTCAGTAAAGGCGCATCGGCCGCAGCTGAACAGGCCGGGATGGCGATGGCTAATAGCTTTGGTGACGCAGCGAATAAGGCCACTAAGATGTTCCTGGGTGCCTTTGCAGTTACTACTATCGTCAGTAACATATATTCCGGGATTCGGGAAGCAGGTCAGTACTTTATGGATCTGCAAAACACGATGAAGAAAACGGGTGCATCATCATCGGATTTACAAACCCTGGGTAAAGCTGGTAAAGAATCTGGGGTAGGTATTGAGCAAATTGGGATGGCCCTGGTTAAGACAAATAAGTTTTTAAATGAAGCTTCCCAGGGTTCGGCCGCTAATTTAAATATCTTACGTGCCTTAGGTTTGGCTACGGATGAAAATAGCGCAAAGCAAGTTAAAGCTATAGATGTGGTTTATAGTTTATCAGATGCCATAAAGAAATCTGGTGATGCCACGCAATATACCGAAACCATTATGAAGATTTTCGGTAAATCTGGAGCTGATTTAATCCCGGTACTTCAAATGGGTTCAGAACATATGAAGGAGCTGGCCGAGAATGCTAAAATTTTTACCGATGAAGAAATTAGGGCTGGGGTGGCAGCTGAAAAGGCCGCACGTGCAGCTGGTCGTGCCTGGGATGAATTAATGCGCGAGCTGGCTGCAGGCCTGGGTGAATTTGCCATTAAGGAAGAATTTTCAAATGCCCTGGATAAAAGTTTAGAAAAACAAGGCCTGGAACGGTACGGATTGGAAGGTATTACCACAGAGCAACAGCAGCAGCTCACTAACGAATTCCTTCGTACGGGTAAAAAAATGGGAATGAAAAACGATGAAATTTTAGATTATGCAAATAAGATGTTTGCAGAAGGTGGTTCATATTATGCTGCGTTAACTTCCCCTGTTTCTGGTGTAATGGGCCCACAAGCTGCGGAAAAGATTTATAATGATATTGTTAATGAAATCGCGGAACGTAATGAAAACGCCACCGATGAAGTTAGCGCTAATTTCGCAGATACTTTAGAAAAAAATAACAGTAAAGCACCCCAAGTAATTGCGTCATCACTGCAGGCCATTGGCGGTGGTGACATTGGCAGCGTTTACCAGGCCACGTATGATACGCAGGCACAGATTTTAGATGTGAATCAACAGCAGGCCGAATCGTTAAAATCAATTGATAACAAAACCCCAAATTTATCTGCCACATCTAACGAACCTGTAGATTTAGCCAAATGAGTACTAATTACGGAAATGCATTAACTGATTTAGGATTACGCCAGCCATCTGGTGGAATTCATTATGATCCCTTTGGGATGGCCCAAGCTCAAACCATTTGGCGCATTAACGGTGGCCCGTCGCAAATGTCGAACATTATTGACATTCAAAATAAAATTAAAAGCCGGGATTCATCGGTAATGGTTTACCCAGAATCTTTAGGGTTTTCGATGATAGCTTACAAATGGGATATTACTTTTGATAAAGCCAACATCGCGACGCTAACCATAGATTATATGGGAGTCTATGCTGCAGAAGGGTACAGTAATGCCCAATGTACGGGCGTGGCTAATACCTCCGCGCAACCTATTGAAACCCATCCGAATTTTACTTATCTCCAGCTTAACGGTGGGGATACAGGATTTGATTCAGCTACGCCATTAGCTGGGACGGCCGAAGGCACGCGGTACAATAACGCGATGTTCACTAAGAATTCTAGCAGTAATTATTGGGCGTTTAATGGGTTTGGCGTTTCCAACGTGGCCACGGCCGCCAATAAGAAAGCTGGGGTGCGTCAATATCTTAAACCGATGTGGACCGTTCGCGGTACTATTTTCTTAGGGCCGGACCATTTGGATAAAGCAGCTTTAATGACCAACCACGTCGGATGGCGTTTGCACGATCCTGACCAAACCACGCTAATTACCCCTAACAGTTTAGTGGGTGCTCTTTCGGGTGCATATTGCCTTTTAACCACGGCCAACGCGGAATGCATCGGGAACGTTAACCAGCCAGCTGCGATTAAGGTGGTTTACGATATTATGATTTCTGGCGAATTCCCCTGGGACCCAGATATTTACCCGACAATGACCACACCAATTTTCCCCGACTAATGGATGATTTAGGATTTAACGGAACGGGTAGTAGGTTTAATTCGCGCTTTGGAGCTGGCCAGCCAATCCTGGCTAAACAGCTTAACGAACTTACGCAATCGGTCC